GTTTCGTTCTCCAAGACTTTGAGATAGGCGCCGACAGAATTGCCGCCCGACCATTTGGCCAGCATTGACCCGAGCGTCTTGCCGACGTACTTGTCTGACGCGAGCAGATCGAACTGTGCGGCCGCGCCAGAGACTGCATCGGGGAACACGGCAATCTTGTTGCCCTGTCCGTCGTTGAGGGTAATGGCTTCGACCGCGCCAAACTTCTTGGCAGAAGGACCTGGCCACATGGCTCCGGGATTGTTATAGCGGATCGCTGCCGGGCCGGGCTGGCCTCTGAAATCCGAGCCTTGCACCCCGCCATTGCCCAGAAACTCAAAATCCTCCAGCACCTTGTCGGGCTCGACCAGAAGCCGTGTTTCCACGTCGTCAATGGCCAACTGCTTGGTGTACTTCTGCTTGAGACGTGCGGCCGCCTGGGGCTTCAGCAAGCCGGACTGTTCGGACAACTGGATATGCGCGTCGATGTCGGCACGAGCCTGCGCCCGCTGTTCCGGGGTTGCCTTGGGATCGATGAACCGGGCGCGGTTCTGTTCCAGAATGCCCTCGACCTCGACCTCGCGGGCTTGATCCTTCAGTTCCATGCCCTTGCGGATGATGCCGTCTTTGATGCCGGCGTCGGAGCCTTGGGCCTGAAGCATGAACTTTTCACGCAGTTTCGGACTGCGGATGCGGCTCGCGGCCTTCTCCCGGATGGCCTTGGACGCAACGTCGAACGTCTCGCCGTACTTCTCGTGATTGGGGTCGTTCTCGTAGGTGCGCTGATGCTCCAGCATGAGCTGCTTGCGCTCGACATCGGCCTGGAGCACGTCAAGGGCAGACTCGTCCTCCTTCATGTCGAAGCCGATGCTGGCAGCAGCATTGCCGAGCTTCGAGGCGCCACGGCCTATAGCGCCGGAGTCGAGATCGCCCTGCGATAGACCACGGCGCTTGGACTGCACACCGCCAACCGCTCCACCATCGCGATAGTCTGGTAGACGAACCATCAAGCAAACCCTTTCCGAAGTCTATAAGCACCCGTGAGGCCTTGACCTGCGGCATCGAGTATCGTGCCGGTATAATCCGCCTTTGCGCGGAACCCGGTTGCAGCCGCCTTGTCTTTGAGGCCTGCCGCCGCCGTCGCACCGCCGTAGTTCGCAATGTCGCTCTTCAGCTTGCCTTCAGCCGATGCCGACGCCATGAGATCGAGCACCGTGCCGGTGACGCCAGCGCCAGACGTTGCAGCCTTGGCGCGCTGTTCAGACAGCACGAGGCCGGTTCGGCGCCGTTCAAGCTCGGCTTCCCGCTGGGCTGAAGCCCGTTCGTCACTCGCCTGTGACTTGAGTGATTTCTGCTCAATCTTGGCCGCTTGTTTGGCTGCGGCGCCGGACGCCACTGTCCCTGCCACGCCTGCGGCTGTTCCGCCCAGAGCCAGCGCTTCCGTCAGTGTCAGACCAACTGTGCCAGCAGCCGCACTTGCACCCGCCGCCGCCGTAGCACCCGCACTAGCGGCAGCGGACAGCCCGCTCGCGATGAGTGTTTCGATGCCAGTCATATCGCCAAATCTCCAAGTTGTTTTTGAAGTCGCCGGTTGGTTCAAACCCGCATGCTTTAAGCAACCGTGGAGCCTGAGCATATTGCTCGACGCCACAGGTGATCAGCACATCCTTGTCCACGGCTCTGAGCGCCTTGCGCATGGCCCGGATGATCGCAATGCCGCCATCCGGGGACAATTCCCCGCGGATGTCGAAATAGGCCCAGAGTTCGCCCTGCCATTCCAGAAGACCAGCCATGGCAACACGATCCCCGCCATCCCAAGCCACATAGGATGCGATCTGCGCGTGCTGGAAAAAGGCGATGAAATCCCCGGCCGTCGCAGGCCGAATGACCGTGATCATTTCTCGTTCGTTTCCATGCCGATCACGAGCCCCAGGAACGTCGCCGGATAGGGCGCTTCCACCTGCAGGCACACGCGGCTATCGGTGTCCCAATTGCCAGGGAATGAGAACGTGGTGTCGTCGTAGACCGAATGCACGGTCGTTGCCGAGACGGCTTCGCCATGATAGCGCAGGTCCATGTTGCGCAGATCGGCATCCGCAAAGCTGGGGCCGAACTGCACCGCATCCCGGTGTGTGTTGGCGAGCAGAAGGCCCAATTCCGTGACACGCTTGCGCTGGAGTAGCGCCGTGCCACCCTGAGCGCCATAGGCGAGACGTGCAGACTTGTATTTGCAGGTATAGGGCAGTCCCACGAACACGTTGGTATAGGTATCGCCAAGCTGGATCTTGCCGGTGCTCGAAGCCGTGAGCCCCGTCAGGGGATACTGCACGCCGTCCTTTGTGCCCCAGCCGACAAGGCCGGTTTCTTCGCGCAAATGCGTGGCCGTGACACTCGACACGGGACCGGCCGCAAACACGCCGGCATCGGCCATCTTGTGGATCGAGCCGCCTTCGGCTTCAGAGTGCAGCGCCAGCTTTTCGACGAAGCGCACGGTGTTGCCCTTGATCGTTCGGGCCACCGCCATGTACACGTAATCCTGCTCCGTCCCTGGGATGGTGGTGATGGATTCCACCACGCCATCGGTGACAAACCGGCTCCAGCCTTTGGCTTGGCGATCCTCGGCAAATTCATAGATCAGGATGCATACTTGGCCGTCCGCCCGCACGCACCAGACATAGGTTTCAGGCTCGCGTTGGGCCGCGAGTTCCACAATGCCATCACCGCAGATGGTGTCATTCAGTTCGCACAGATCGTCGGTCCGGTAGTCGTTGGCGTCGAACGAATACATCAGCGCCATGACCTTGCGGGACGAGCGGTGCACGAACACGCCCCGGCTATCGATCTTGACCGGGGAAATTGAGGCCGATCCGACCGTGGACGCATCCTTGAGCGTGATATTGGTAGGCGTCAGGGGCTCGTCGAAAGAGGACGAACGGACAGACACTTCCGAGCCCGTCGTTCCGATGATCAAGCGCTGCAGGGGCAGGAACCAGTTGACGCGGCTGACCTGTCCGCCGGTTGCAACCTTGCGCTGGATGGTGGCAGCATCGCCCTCTTCGAGATCATCGAACGTGTAATAGGCATCCGAAGCAGACGCCCAGAAGTCGTCTTTGCCGCCCCACCAAAGCCTGCCGTCAAAGAACGCCACGGCAGACGGATAGCCAAGATTGGCAGACCACGCCCCTATCGACCAATACCTCGTGGCTGTGCTCGAATGAAAATCCTCAAGGACTTCAACGCCAACCGTTGTGGAATTGGTGTAATCGACAATCCGCGCAACGCCATACCCGGATGTGCCGGGATAGCTGACGGTGACGGTCATGGTGCCGGACGTGTAGGCGCCATCGATAAACCCGATCCGGGTGTAGCTGATCGTGTTGTTGTCTTCGGCGTTCGAGTTGTGCGTCACCGTGACGTTGCCGGTGAACGTCTTGGTCGCAACGCCCTCGTCGTAGTTGAGATCGATGAAATCGCCATCCGGTCCCGTCAGTGAGCGCTGCACCCGCGCCGTCCCCACCCACGTCCCGGTCGTGACATAGTCGAATGTCCGGTCATTGAAGTTAGTCCCGACAACGCCCCGGATCGTGAACACATCGGTAAACGTGTTGTCGCCGGCCAGATTGTAGGCGGCGTCCAGCCGGTCATGATAGAGCCGGATCAGGGACCCGACCATGGTCGTTTTGAACACGGGCCGGTCAGAGGTGATCGAGAGGTTTCCGAACGTGCCGTTGGGCGTAACCGCAATTTCAGAACCGGGTGATGCCCGGAAGGGGCCGTCGTCCGAATGGTATTCAGCAACCGACCATGAGTTGGTGCCGCGGCGCTCGATCTTGCGCGGGCGCCAAGATCTATGGGCCAGGAACACGATATCGGCAGACTGGTCAAATCGGATCGAGCGAAGCTGTGCCGTGGTCCACGGGGCCGTCAGCGTCATGACGCCAGCACTGGCCACTTCCACGGATTCCACTGAGCAAATGCGCCGGTTGCGGGTCAGAAACTGCACGTAGTAGGTGGCGGCATCCGGGGTAAATGCGAGGGAGTGATAGCCGGTATCCAGCGTCGTTTCTGAAATGTAATCATCGCGTCCGGTCGATGAGCCAACGCGGAAAATCACAGGACCGCGCAGCACGTTGATGTTGAGCGCGTGCTGGACATCCACGTCTGCCGTTGTCACAGCCTGTTCGGCGGACGCTTCGGAACCGCGGGCATCCGCTTCCAGCACAAGGGCACCGCCTGCAATCGTGGCTGACGCTCCGTCAGATGCGGTCAGCGTCCAAGTGCCGGTAGCCGAGAAATCACCGCTATCGATGGTACTCGATACACTGGGGCGGGTGATCAGTTCGTCATCGACGTACACGCGCAGCAGTCCGTTGGTCAATTCCAGCAGGGCTGTGTCGTCAATTTCGCGCACGAACGGCAGCAACCGTGCCCGGTTATCGCTGGGCGTGTTGGCCAGATACGTTGTCCCCGGCCGGCACAGGCCTTTCCCTATGGCATGGGGAAAGATGTTTTCCTGCGTCTCGGCCGCAAGGCGGGTTGCCTCCTGGTCCACGCGGGCCATGCCTGCAACCGAGTATTCCCCGGTTGAAAAGTGCTGGACGTGCGCGTTGATCTTACCCACGTCTCACCTCCACCAAGGACGGCCAGAAAGGGCGTTCGATCCCATGCGGGATTGCGTGAGCCGTCCAGGGGGGGGACGCGATGCTGGTTGATTGAGCGCGTCTTTGGAGCGGGCATCTCGTATAGCGCGGTCGCGCATTTTCATGAGATCAACGAGCGCATCCCCGCCCATGCTGGTCAGGTGCGGCGCGATCCGGAACGCCAGATCGTACTCGACAGCCAAGTCAAACGTCGCTGGCCAGCGGGAGATGTCCCCTCCATAGGATGCGTCATTGGAGATATAAGACACGTACAGCGGGTCGATATCCGCCACCCAAAACCCGCCTTCGTCGGCGTACTGTTCCAGCGTCGGGTTGAAGTAGGCGTTACCCGAAATTGCGTTGAGACGCACGAAATCATCCGGCTTTTCAAAAGCGTAGGACATGCCGAACTCAGGCGTGACCACGGTTGAGGATTCCAGCATCGTGGTGCGGAGCGCGAAGTTCCACAAGCCTTGCTCCAGGCACCAAGCTTTGGCCTTGGCGTATTCGGAATCGCATAGGCGGCGCGCCTCCGTGTTGTCGGTGGCGGTCGCGAGATTGCGGTGACGGACCTTAGCGAGTGCACCGTTATAGATCGACAACACAGAAGCAGCCATCTTATGCAGCCTCCGTCTTAGCGGGAGCGACCGGAGCCGGGGCCGGGGCCGGTTCGGGCAGCGTCAGACCGACCTTCTTGAGGTAGTCGTTCATCGCTGCGGTCGCATCGGCTTCCGACTTGTGGTCCTTCGAGACTTCGCCGTCGAGGCCGATGACGCGCCATTTGGTGGCCGGGAGATACTGGACGCGCACGACGGGCTTGCCGTCCTTGCCGATCGGGACAGTTGCGGGACGGGCGGTTTCTGCATCCTTGGTGGCCGCAGCGAGCGCTTCATCACCCACCTTGTCGCCGTAGTAGGGACGCAGGCGCATGTGGATGCCGCCGGTCACGACCTCGTAAACGGTCAGTTCGACGTCGAATCTGTGCGCGTCCGACACGACGCGGATCGTGTCCCACTTCTGGAACATCTGCGCGTAATGAGCCCAGACATGCGGCTGAAACAGATCTGCAAACGTGATGTCGGGCGGGAGTTCCGCGAAGCGCCGTGTGTAGGCGTGGTCGCCCACCATGCGGAACAGGGTCGGGGGAATGATCTTTGCCATCTTCTATCGTGTCCTTGTTTTGGTTGCCTCAAAAAGAAGAAGGCGGGAGCAAAAGCCCCCGCCTTCTCATGTCGTGACTGATTGTGAGATCAGGTGCTCGTGGCAGAGAACACGACGGTTGCAGCCGACGAGGCCGTGACCGAGGTGACGATGCCGTTGGCAAACGCCGTGTAGGCGCCGGCCGTGGTGAGCTGCACGGAACGAATGCCGTCGCCTACCTTCATGCCGAGAGCTGCGCCGTTGGTGAAGAACCCGGAAGCCGCCACAGCAGCAGCCGTGTGAGTTGACAGATAGCTCCACTCGCCACCGCCGCCACCTCCGAAACGCTGCGAGATCAGCGCGGGTCCGTTAGTCGAAGAATAAGCCATGTTTCAGACCTCCCTTGGTTAAGACAGCGCCGAGCCGTCGTGCAACATCTGCACGACGCCAGCATTTTGCAGGAGCTTCGCCCCGTGGTAGAGCGTGGCATTGGTCCAGGATACCTGCTGCTTGCGCTCGTAGCCTGCGTCCACGACCATCTCACCCGTGTTGGCAGCATGGCCAATCGCGTCAGAGTGCCACAGATAGCACTTTTCGGACGATGTACCCAGGCCGGTGAGACCCTGATGGATGATCCAGTTAACGCCGTGCCAACGGCGCATCCGGACAGCAGGACCAGAGAAAGGCTTCACTTCGACGTATTCCGACGAAGCAAATTCCTTCACCTGCGACAGGTAGCCTTCGAACGCCGGGGTGATGGCGGCGAAGATCTTGTCCTCCTGCGTC